ATCAACATTACCCCAAGCGATCTTTGCTATTTGTGCATGTGCTGCCGTAAACCCAGACGAACCACTGGTTCCATAATCTGTTGCGATTACTGCGGTTCCGTTTACTATCGTTATTTCAATGTTATCGGCAGTATATTTTGCCATAATATTTTCCTTTATTTGTATATATAAGTAATAGATTGACTATGAATTAAGTTATGCTATAATGGAGTTATGTTGATAACACTAACAAAAGAAGAATTCTCCAAAAAAGTTGAAAATTATGTAAGGGAAAAAAATTCATCTTATATGGATGCTATTTTATATTTATTCGAAACTTATTCATTTGATTTTACACAAGCACCAAAACTTCTAAATCAACCAATATTGGAAAAATTAGAAGCAGAGGCGAGGGATTTAAATTTTTTACCAAAGGTTAAAAACAAATTACCATTTGCTTGACATTCATATAAATAGTGATATAATACTAAGAAGTGGGGAGTTCCCACTGATTATTTTAAGACCAAGGTAGTTCCTTGGGGAAAGTAGGAGTTATGGGTTTTTCAGATTTGAAGAAGAAGTCAAAGTCGGGAATTGAAGATCTCATCAAAAAGATGGAAGATCAAACAAAGACTAAGGACTATAAGGATGATCGCTTCTGGCGACCAGAGCAGGATAAGACAGGAAACGGATTTGCCATCATTCGTTTTCTTCCCCCAGTAGATGGAGAAGATGTTCCTTGGGTTAAGTTGTACAACCACGCATTTCAAGGAACTGGTGGATGGTATATTGAAAATTCTCTCACAACAATTGGTCAAAAGGATCCAGTTGGTGAGTTGAATAATCAATTGTGGAATTCGGGTCTTGAATCAGATAAGGATTTGGCAAGAGTCCGCAAGCGCAAATTGACATACATTGCCAACATTTATGTTGTTTCAGACCCTTCAAATCCACAAAATGAAGGAAAGGTATTCCTTTATAAGTTTGGAACAAATATCTTTGAGAAGATTCAACAAGTCATGAAACCAGAGTTTCAGGATGAGGAAGCAATCAACCCATTTGATTTTTGGAAGGGAGCAAACTTCCGCATCAAGATTCGTAAGGTAGGTGGATATACAAATTACGATGCATCGAAGTTTGATTCACAGTCTGCACTTTCAGATGATGATTCCAAGTTGGAAAGAATCTGGAAGTCTCAACACTCACTTCTTCCACTTGTAGACGCTTCTAACTTTAAGTCGTATGACGAACTTAAGGCGAGACTCTACGAGGTTCTTGGTGGTGACATTCGTTCTAATGCTCCTTCCAATCAGAAGACAGCAGAAGATGTGCTTGATGAAATGGTAGAAAAGAAACCAAATCTCAAGTCGAAGAAGTCAGACCCAGAACCAGAAGATGAAGAATCTGACGCACTTAGTTATTTTCAGAAACTAGCGGAAGATTAACTTAAAACTGTTCTCTCCTATCCTAGAGCGATCCTCCAAATCGGAGGATCGCTCATTTTTATTCCAATATCAGTATTAAATGATTCTTTTATATTTGGATATGATCTTTTACCTTTATCAATCAAATTTGAAAGTAATGGTCCTGATTGATTTTGCAAAATTGCATCTGCCTTTATATTTTCTTCGTCCTCAAGATTGCTCTCTTTAATACTATTGACAGATTCTAATTGCGCTTTTGCCTGTTCGTGTTCAAATTCAGTTTTATTCGCAGAATACTCAGTAAGAGTTTTTTCCGCTAATGCCAAACTATTATTTTCAGTTTGTTTAATTATTTGAAGATTTGTTTCTGGTTTAGTGGCATTTATTCTGGGAGATTGTACAACATTAGAAGACTGTGGTGAACCATATATAACTCTTCCAGTTTTGTCTACAGTAAATTGTTTTCCATCTGGCGTAACACCCGTTAAATCTCCAGGTTCAGATTCTCTTTGAATTATTATTTCTTTTGTTTGCTGATCTGGAGGAACAATGGAAACACTTTGTTGTATTGCAGGTTTTTCCTGAACTGGTTCAGGTTGTGATAATGGTTGTATTGCTTGTTCTGGTGGTGGTAAAGTTTCTATAGAAACTTCTTCTCTGTCCAACTGATCCGTAGTTTCACTGGTGGATCTAAATGCTTGATAATTTTCATTTGCTTCTTTTTGTACTATAATTATTTGTTCTTGGGTCAGAGGTGCTTTTTGTTCTGTTCCTGATATCGTTGGATTGGAAATACCAATAGAATTAGTTGAAGGTTCTAACAAATTTAATTGTTGTTGTCTTTCTATTAATTCTTTTTCTATTCTTACCGTTTCAATATTCGAATTGAGTTCGGATGATCCAACATCATTCGATCTCTCGGTTCTTTCATATTGAACTGGTGATTGATTTTGTCTTTCTTCTTTAGTTATTTGTATATTAGAATTGAGATTTTTTGTTCTTTGTTCTCTTTCACTTTGTGCTTTTCGCGAAACAGTCATTTCTGTCGCTTTGCGAATATCACTAGTTGGTGCTTTAGTTTCCCAATCTTCTCCATATTTTATTATTAGCAATTCTTTTGCTTCTGGGGAAACAGTTTCAATTGCTGTTCTTTGATCTGCAATTTCTCTATCTGTTCTTTCTAATTGTCCATCATAATTAAATGATGGTTGATTTTGTCGTTCTTCTCTGGTTCTTTGTGTATTAGAATTAAGATCTTTTGATCTTCTTTCTCTATCTGATTCTGCTTTTGTTCTGGTAAGTTCTCTCGCTTTGCCAATTTCTTGTGGAGAAGATTTCGAATCTTCTCCATACTTTTCTTCTAACAATTCAATTGCATCCAATTGCGTGGATTCTAATTTAGGAAAATCTATACCTTTTGCTTCCAACACGGGAATCGAAGTATCGGTTCCAAAAATGGAAGGTTTAATAGAAGACCGATCTATTGAACTTTTTGCTCCAAGTAAATTAGTATTCTTCAGTGAAGAATTTGCAGCATCTCTGTTATTTGATCTTGTATTAGAACCTTCTGCCATTATTTGCCTTTGCTTGCATATACTTCAAGTTTTCTTGTTCTATGTGCTGCCTCAGTTGATCTATAAATAAATCTCTTTCCCACGGTATCATGTTTTCTATAAATGTCATGTCAATTTTTTGCAAAAATGAAAGATCAAATGACATTTTTAAATGTATACGAAGAGTAGACTCACTGAGGCTTATAGAAAAAAATCTTTGATTCCCTTTAAAATGATTTCTCTGGTTTTTCCGTCTGATGTAGTGTATTGTATTTTCTTTTCGATTCTTGGCATTGTTTTGATAAACGATATCAGTTTTTCAAATTGATCTTTTTTCAAAACATCAACAAATTCTTGAATTTGATCTCTTGGTGTATTTTTGGATTCAACCAACTCATCTTTAGTCTCTATGGATTCAATACAATCTATTATCAGTTCATAATAGTCTTTAATATTTCTCTCTGCTTCTATGAAATATTCCAAGGTTGGATATTTCATTTTTATTTTTATCGATCCGTCTAGAGTAATTTCGGTGGAGTGATCTTTAGTATAGATTGGTTCTATTTCGTCTAGATTCAATTCTATTTTAATCTTTTCGCCTGTATATGGACAAATGATTGTTGGATTTGCAAATTCTCCCAAAGATTTACATCTAAGTTTCAAGAAAAAATATTCAACATCAAATATGGGTAATTTGTTTGCTTCGGTCTTTAACTCGAAACAAGAATCGATCACATTTCCAAGAGTTGATAAAAAGTCTTCATGTGTTCCAGTTTCATTGGACATGTATAGAGTTTTTTCTTCTCTAACAACAAACGGTCTAAATGTAATTGTCTTTTTTGTAGATGGTTGCTTTATATTATATTTTGGCAAACTTTTAATCATATTATCTATTAAAGATTTCATGGAATTCCTCCACCTCCGTAAACTGCATAACTTCTAAACTGGAATCCTACTGTAAATGATGGATACCCCGTGGCATCCGATCCCATTGATACTTGACTTATTGTAGAAGGGAACGCTTCGTATAAATCTATTGAGTGATTTACCTTTGAACGATCCTGTGAATTTAAAAAGTCTATAGTGACTGTGCCGACTGCCGAATAGTCAATCCATTCGTCAAATATACCTTCTCCAAAGTTTGCATCTGGTGCATCTCTGCTGCTGCTTCCAATAAAACCATTGAAGAATCCAGGTGTGTTTTCACCCTGACCCAAACCAGGTGTGGATCTTTCTATATCTCTGGGTGTTATTCCACGGTAAGGGTTTGAGACAACAACTTTATTCATCCAGTTTTCAATGAAGACTTTTTCAGACCAATCTTGGTAAATTATAAAAGTTACATTGCAAGTCGTATACAATCTCTTATATGGAACTCTTCTAACTGGACCCCAAATATCATGTTCGAAAAACGAAAAAGATCTTCCAGGTAATACTACAGATAGTGGGTAAACTGTAATGGAATTATCTCCAGCACTCATTACCATTTTATAGAAAGATGCTAATTGGGGTCCACCCTTCTTTAGCACATTCTCTCTAAATTCTGTTATTGTGTTACTTATTGGCATCAAATAATTCTTTCTCTGTTATTATTACGAATTTCCAAGAATGTTTATCACAAAAGTCTTTTGCTGCTTCCCATTTTCGAAGATTGACCGAATATGTGATATTCTCATTAAGTAAACTTTTTTTTGATTTTCTTTTTCCACTTGGTTGTCTTGTTTGTTTTTCTGGTTTGATTTCTACAACAAGGGTTTCTATTTCACCCTTTTTATTTTTCTTTTCTACTATAAAATCTGGATAATAAATATGAACATTATTATCTATAGGTGACACATATGGTATTTTCAATGTTTCGAATGACCACCTAATAATATTTTCATTCATATCTAAAAATTTACAAAATTTTCTTTCCCAAAGAGATCTACAATTAATTGAATTTATGTTGCCTATATATTTTGTAGGATTTTTTGGAAAAAATTTAGTTTTATATGCCATTTAGTAATATTTAGGAGAATTCATGCCTTCTCTGACGGAAAGAACAAGAAATATAATTTATCCAACTGGTAGCACCAGGTTTGAAATCCCATTGTGGATGAAATTTTTTTGTTATGAATATAATAGTTCCGCTGCTGGCAGAGCATCCATAAAAACTAGAACACAAGGTGGTATTCATATTCCATCTTTAACTAATCTAAAGGCAAAGATAATGGTTCCAGCACCAGCAAACTTTGAAACATCTACAAGTTTGAAATATACAAATCAACCAAGTGCTGCTTCGGATTTGTTACCACCAATGTATGGTGCAGGAACCACAGTGAACTGGGGTGCTTGGGCATATGGAGAAGTTGGTCAGATGGCAGATGCTCTTACTGATGCACTCACTGCACAGCAATTTGGATATAACAGAACACTTTCATCAGCAGATGCAAATGATTTGACATATGAAGGAAGTGGTTCTGTTAGAAATTATGAAATACGATTATACCTTCCATGTCTGAGCACAGAAGATTCTGAGTCTGCTGGAGAAATTGTAAGATCATTTGAAGCATTGTGTCTTCCATCTGCAATTGGAATTGGTAATATATCAGCACTTAGATACTTCCATCCACCACTTTGGATATTCGGTATTGGTCCCGCAGATTCTTTGGATTTGGATCCAGATTGGTCTGGTTCGATGCAAGTAAGTGTCCTTACTCAAACCAAAGTTAGAAAACAAGCGTTAGATACAAATACACTTGCAGCATTTTCCAATAAAGGAAAATTTAAACCAGTGGCATATTCTTTAACTCTATTGTTTAGAGAGTTGGAACCAGCATTCAGAGCAGTAAGTCCAGTTGCAGAATCTGGAATTACTATTCTAAATCGTTCTGGAGTAATTACTACTGGAGGAGTTCTTAATCCACTAATTCGTAATGGATTCTGAGAATAAATATTAACATGCTATTCAAAGACTATCCATCTATAGATTACATTATAAAAAATAAATCTATCACCCTAATTGATATATTTAAAAATATAGCATTTATCAATACTGAAAATAATTTTGCATTTGTTGACTATTATATTCAAGATGGAGAAAGTCCAGAACATGTTGCAGCAAAATTTTATTCAGACACAGAATTATCATGGTTAGTATTATTAGTAAATAATATTGCAGATATACAAAAAGAATGGTATTCTGATTCTGAAACATTCCTGAGAAATCTCAATCGTGACTATGGTGGCACTGCATATTACATTGCAGCAATTCCTGAAATTGTCGCAGGAGATGTAATGGTAAAAGTTGGATCTACTGGAGAAACTGGAGCAATCACAATAGATTCTTCAGTATATACAGTCATCCAATCGTTTGATGAAAAACTGAGATTGATTAGAGGAGTATGTGGTTCTGGGGGATTCACATTTAATGATACTGTATTATTTGCAAGACAAGATTCTAGTAATGGTACAGTTAAACCTATTCAGTTTTTAAATGGAGATTCTACTCCATTATTGGTAAATTACACATTATTATATTATCTAGAACCTTATGGTTCTAGTATAGATTATCTGTATGACAGTAATAATGTTGTAATAGATCCTTATAAAAAATTATCAAA